CACCGGCTCGTCTGCTCGCGCAGTCATCTTCTCCCGTTCTAGCTGGCCGGGGAGCGATACACCTGAGCCCCCGTTCCTCGAAGGCGACCACCCGCCGAACATCGTCTTCGCCGCGTCCGGCGTGTCGCAGAAGGTCGGTGCCGCGAACCAGAAGGCTGGAGCGGGCGTCAGCGATCGGATCGGCTCGGGCGCAGACGCGGTCGTCTATGCCAAGAGCGGCGCGGGCGTTAGCGCACGTGTAGCTAGTGGTCAAGATGCAGCCGCCTGGGCAAAGACAGGCTCGGGTGTTCTGTCAGAGACAGGCGGCGCTACAGCCACCAAGGCCGGGCAGAACGCGAAGGCGGGAACAGGAACTAGCCCGCGAGTTGCCGCTGGCGTAGACGCAGAGACGTTCGTCGAGTCGGGGCAGGGGCAGCTACTCAGAATCGGATCGGCCGCAGACGCGGTTACGTTCAGCGAGAGCGGGTCAGGTGTTAGCCCGCGCGTCGCGAGCGGAACGTCGACGAAGGGCGCGACGATCGTCAAGAGCGGCTCAGCGACGGCAATCTTCACTGGCGGCGCGACGCGACTACGCGAGCGCTACCGGGCAAACACAGCGCTCAGCACATTCACCGGAGGCGCATCGGACGCGGCGACGTTCTTCCGGACCGGGCGCGGCGAGATCGACCGCAAGGCGAGCGGTGCTGACGCGACGCTCTATCAGAAGCGCGGCACCGCGCTCGCGACATTCGCTGGCGCGGGCGTCTCTCAGCCGGTCACGTTCCTCGCTGGGAGACCTCCACACACGCCCCGTACTCGCATGATCATCCGCGCGAACGGGTCGACGCGCGTCCGTAGCACCGGGCGCACATTCGTCACTCTCGGTAGCAGCGGCGGCAGCTCCCCGTACGACGAGGGGAGCGGCTAGATGCCTGGGCAGGTGATCCGCAGTTTCACCGTGATCGTCGGCGGCGTCGATATCTCCGATCACGTGAACGCGCTCGCTGTCGAGGCAAGCAGAGACACGTTCGACATGACGCCGCAGGGATCGCCCGGAAGATTCCAAGACGTCGGCGTGCCAGACGGAGTGATCGCCGTAGCGTTCTTGCAAGACTGGTATCTCGACTCGCTGCTCTACCCGGTGCTGTCGAGCCCGACCGCTCCGACAGTGAGCGCGTCGCTACCAGGCAGCTCGACCTGGACGATCGAGGGAGCGACCGTCGTCGGCTACAGACCGCTCGACGGGGATATCGGCGCGGCGGGTCGGACGCAGGTCAACTTTCTCGGCGCGCTCACGCTCGGCGGCGGCGAGCACGCAGAAACCGGCGCTGGCGTCTCTCCGCATATCGCCTCCGGATCGCGCGTCGGCGGGTCGATCGCGTTCATCAAGACCGGCGCTGGCGTTGTAGTGCGAGCAGCGGGCGGCGTGCGCGCAGCGGTCTATGTCGAGAACGGCGCGGGCGTGCTCGTCCGCTCGGCGTCTGGCGCTCGCGCTGGTACCGCGATTCTCAAAGCAGGGACTGGACTACAGGTGCGCGCAGCGTCAGGAGCAGACGCGGGGATCTTCGCTGAGACGGGGATCGGCGCGATGGGAGCTACGCATTGAGAGAGGAGGCAACGTCACACCATGCCAGACCCTGACTTCACGATCGGACAGGGCGACAGCGCGGCGGTCTTGACAGGCATCGTGCTCGACCAGCAAGAGCAGCCGGTCAACATCAACGGTGCTGCGCTGCTGCTGCGCGTCGCGCCGATCGGCGGCGGCTCGCTAATCGTCTCCGGCACGGCGCATGTCGACCAGGTTGGCGACGGCTCAGACGGCACGCGCGGAGACTGGTCGTACGAGTGGAAGACCGGCGAGACCGATGTCCCCGGGTTCTACCTAGGGCAGCTCGAAGTGACGTTCCAGGGCGGGCTGACGCAGACGTTCCCAGAGCCCGGGTTCATGCTGATCAAGATCGAGGACCAACTCCCGCTCGCGCCCGCGTACATCACGCGCGAGGAGCTGAAGCTGTCGCGCGAGATGACCGGGTACGCGTTCGAGGATCACGAGATCGACATCGCGATCGGCGCGGCGTCGCGCGTGATCGACGACGCGACAGGTCGGCGCTACTTCGCTGACGCTGTCGCGACGAACGAGCGTCTGTACTCGGCGCGCTCGTGGCGTCGCGTCGAGATCGACGACCTGATCGAGCTGACATCGTTGGAAGTCGACCGCGACGGCGACGGCGACTACGAGGAGGTCTGGAGCGCAGACCGCTACCTACTCAACCCAGCTAACGCACCGGCTGACGGAAAGCCGTGGGACGAGATCGCCGTGCGCACTGAGAGCGGCTGGACGTTCCCGCTCGGAGCGAATCGCATCCGCGTCACAGGGAAGTTCGGCTGGAAGGCCGTGCCGCCCGAGCTGAAGATGGCCGCGAGCATTCTCGCGCAGCGATACGTGCTTCGCCTACGGCAGGCACCGTTCGGGATCGTCTCAGCCGGGATGGAGTCTGGTGCGCTGATGCGGATCGCGCGCAACGATCCCGACGTCGCGCCGGTGCTCGACACGTTCACTCGCAAGACCCCGTTCATCTAAATGGCAGACATGGAAGCAATCGCGAAGGCGCTCGCCGCGAATCTCTCGACGGCGACCGGCGTTCAGGTCACGCCGTACGTGCTGACTAACCCAGGCTCGCCGACGTCGCACGTGTTCCCGAGTGCGATCGAGTACGACCTGGCCGGGTCGCGCGGTCTCGACCGCTGGATCTTCACCTGCCAGGTGATGATCGGTCTTGCGAGCGACATCGGCGCGCAGCTGACGCTGTACAAATATCTGTCAGAAGAACGCTCAGTGAAGACAGCGGTCGAATCTGATCCGCAGCTGGGCGGGAGAGTTGCTGATCTGCGCGTCACACGCTGCGGCGGCGTTCAGTTCCTGACAGTCGAAGGTCGCGGTCCGTACGTTGCCGCGGAATGGTCCATCGAGGTCTACGTACCGGGCGCGTAGTCAGAAGGGAAGGAGCACATGCCCTACAACCCGTTCGTGATCCGCAACCCGGCGATCAAGATCAACAGCGTTGATCTCAGCAGCTGGGTCGGAGAGGTCGCAGTCGACATGACTGCCGACGACGTCGACGTGACGGCGTCAGGTGCCGGAGGCAAGCAGCGTCTCCTCGGTATCCGCGACGACTCGTTCAAGCTCACTGTCTTCTCCGACTTCGGAGCAGGCGCGATCGACCAGACACTCTGGCCGCTGTTCAACGGTGGCTCGCTGTTCCTGGTCGAGGTGTGGGCATCGGGCACCGTCTCGTCGACGCTCAACCCGAAGTACAGCGGAACCTGCATCCTGACCAATTACTCGCCGATCTCGGGCGCGATCGGCGACGCCGCAAAGACCGACATCACTCTGCCGGTTCAGGGCGTTATCGCACGCGCCACTACATGAGCATCAAGATCGACGGGATCCCGGGTCTGGACGGCGAGTACCCGCTGGATCTGTCGACGCTCAAGAACAAGGACTTCCGTCGCGTCAAGCAGATGACGGGAGTCCGCGCGATGGAGATGGAAGAGGCGCTAGAGCACGGCGACAACGATGTGCTCGTCGCGTTCGCTGCCATCGCACTGGAGCGCTCGGGTACGCGCTTCCTCGAAGAACAGCTCTGGGAGGGTCCGATCGGTTCATGCACGTTCGTCGAAGACGTACAGCCGGAGGTGCGCGAACCCGAGGACCCTACCCCGAGCGAACAGCCGCCCTTGAACGAGCCAGACGAAGGCACTTCTGGCGGAACTGGCGAGCAACCTGGGGGCGATACCCCTCAGACGTAGACGCCGAGTGGTTCTGGTACGCGATGGTCGGGCACGTTTGCGGACTAGGACCACTCGATCTACGCGAGCTAACACCGGCGCAGATGATGAGCTGTGCAGAGCTAATCGAGGAGGCCACGCGTAGGAGATGAACTTCAGAGTGTTCACACGCGGCTTCGGTTCCACAGCTCGCGCGTTCGCGAAGGTCGAGATCACTGTCGACCCGCTGCTGTCGCGCGAGCTACGTATCGCCGCCGAACCTGTGAAGGAGGCGGTGAAGCAGAAGGCGATGCAGTGGGGCCAGGCTGGCGCGACACAGTCGCAGACCGCTCGTGGCGTACGTGTCTCGCGACACGGGTTGGAGGTACGTGTCGAGCAGGCCGGGCCGAAGTCGAGCAACGTACCGCTGCGCCGACCGAACTACGGCGGCGTCCAGATGCGCCACTTCTTCATGCCTGCGCTGGAGGAGCATCAGGACGAAGTCGTGCAGGGAGTCGAGCTGATCATCGACGGTCTGATCGCCGAGTCGATGGCGCTCGGGCTAACGAAAGACTGACATGGCCGTAAAGACCATCTTCGTCAACATTCTCGCGAACGCCAACCAGTTTAAACGTGAGCTGCGCGGCGCCGTCATCGCGACGAACGAGGCGAACATCGGTCTCAAGCGGTACGGCAAGGCAGCTGGTGTCGCCGGGGTCGCGCTCGGCGCCGGTCTGGTCGTCGGTCTGGAGAAGTCCGCGAAGGCCGCGATGGTTGCGCAGGAGCAGACCGCTCGACTCGACCAGGCGTTTCGTCGCTCGCATGTCGCGATGTCTGACTTTACGGGCCAGATCGACAAGGCCGAGAAGTCGTCGCGCAACCTGGGCTTCACGAACGCTGCTGTACGCAACTCGCTCGGCTCGCTTGTGATCGCGACTCACAGCGGCAGGAAGGCGATCGCTGATCTGTCGGTGGCAGAAGATCTCGCGCGCTTCAAGCACGTCGATCTCGCGACTGCGACGAAGTCTCTGACGATGGCGATGGCCGGGTCGCAGCGCGCGCTCAAGCAGCTCGGCATCAACGTCCCGAAGGTGACGACCGCGCAGGACGCGGCACGCAAGGCGTACGACGCGGCGCGCGAGGCGATCAAACGCCACTACGACGGGATGGGCAAGCTGACGGAGGCGCAGAAGGAGCAGCGCCAGAAGGCGCTCGATCTGGCCAAGTCGAAGTACGACGGCGCGAAGGCTGACGCGAAGGTCACCGACTCGCAGTCGACCGCAGCGAAGGTGATCGCGAAGGTGCGCGACCTGATGCACGGACAGGCGGAGGCATACTCGAAGACAGCGGGCGGCGCGATGGAGAAGTACCGCGCGCAGATGGACAACCTGAAAGAGGTGATGGGCAAGGCGGTGCTACCGGCTATATCGGCGATCGCTGGTGCTCTCGCGAAGTTCTTGGGTGTGCTCTCTGATCACCCGACGCTGCTGAAGGCGCTCGCGCTCGGACTCGGGATCATGGCGGTCGCGATGATGGCGGCGGGCGCTGCGTCGTTCTTCGCGTCGTCTGCGTTGTTCACGACAACGATCGCCGTCGGCGCGCTTGAAGTCTCGCTGCTCCCGCTCGTCGCAGCGTTCGCTGTCGTCGCAGCTGCCGTCTACCTCGGGATCAAGTACTGGCCGCAGATCAAGGACGCGATGGAAGCTGTGTGGCAGTGGATCAAGAGCACGTTCGTCCCGATCTGGGAGACGCTGCGCGACGCGGCGGTTACAGCGTGGGAGAAGATCAAGAACGCGCTCGTCACTACGTGGGAGGCGATCAAGACAGCTGCGACGGTCGCGTGGGAGGCGATCAAGACGGTGATCACCACTGTCTGGAACTCGATCGTCTGGGTCTTCGAGCACCTGACGATCGCCGGTCTGATCCTGTCCCACTGGAACCAGATCAAGACGTTCACTGTCGACGTCTTCAACGCCATCGTCGGGTTCTTCAGTGCGCTACCCGGTCGTATCGCCGACGCGTTCGTCACCGCGTGGGAGGCGGTGAAGGGGAGACTGAGCGGCGCGTTCGACTGGCTGAAGACGCACGCCGGTCAGGTCATTAGCGGTGTCGTCGGCACGTTCACGTCTCTGCCTGGAAAGATCGGCGACGCGATCGGCGGTGCCATGCACTTTCTGAAGGAAAAGATCGAGTCACTGTTCGCCTGGAAGACGGTCGTCGGCTGGGTCGAGCACGCACTCGGCTTCTCTGAGCACTCCGAGTTCTTCGGTGACATCGGTATGAAGATCGTGCGAAGCATCGCGCGTGGTGTCGGTGAGGCGAAGGACCTACTCGTGAACGCGATCGAGAAGATCGCTGGGAGTCTCAACCCGTTCAGCGGAGGGTTGCAGGGCGGCGGCGTGAGCGGGAAGGGCGGCACCGGTGTTCCTACGGGCGGCGGCTCTACTCTTCCGCTGCTGCTGTCGTGGGCAAAGCAGGAGGGCATCGCTGTTACCTCGACGACGTCGGGTAACCACGTGAAGGGCAGCTTCCACTATCAGGGACGGGCGATCGACGTATCTGGATCAGCGCCGATGATGGCGAAGTTCTTCCTCGACACGATCAAGCGGTTCGGCGTCGGCAGGATCAAAGAGTTGTTCTACGACCCAATGGGCTACTTCGTCGACAACGGTCGAGCTGTGAGGGGCGCCATCGGCGGGCACTCTGACCACGTCCATCTCGCGCTCGCCGCTGGTGGGATCGCGAACAAAGCGACGATGGCGCTGATCGGCGAGGCTGGCCCTGAGGCGGTTGTCCCGCTGCGACGCTGGGAGCAGGGCTGGCAGGAGGTCAAGCAGTCGCAGGACGACGGCTGGCGACAGCTGAGCAAGTCATACGCAGACGGCGAGGCCGAGGCGCGCGAGCGCGACGTGCGTAACGCAGCGCAGTCTGAGACGCAGACGCGGGTCACGCAAGAGCAGCTAGCAGACATGATCGCGAACATTCAGGCGCTCCCGCCGGGGTTCAACGAGGCGCTCGGGATCTTCGGCATGACCCAGCAGGTGAACGACGAGACGAATACGACGAGCGTCACCGACTCTGTCGACACCGCGTCTGTCGAGTCGTCGAGTTGGCTCTCGAAGATCTTCGACGCTGTACAGCCGCTGAACGACTCGCTCAAGAACATCGCCGATATTCTGTCGAATAGAGGCGGCGGCGGCGGCGGCAGCGGCGGCGGCGGCAGCGGCAGAGGCGGCGGCGGCGGCGGCGACGGCGGCGGCAGCGGCGGAGCCGGACAGTTCACTCAGATCTACCCAGAGGACGCCGGGTTCGTTCAGGTCGGCGGCGGCGTCGGCGACACCG